GTTCATGCCGACCTTGCACAAAAGCATGACAAGTGTGCAGTAGCAATTGCTCACGTAGAAAAGTGGGTATCAGTTCAAGTTATGAAAGACTATGAGCAGGTTGTTCCTATGGTTATCGTTGATGCAGTTGTATACTGGGAGCCAAAGGTTGAAGGCCCAGTAAATCTTTCGGAAGTAAAGCAGTGGATTCAAAACCTACGCAGGCAAGGCTTCGATATTGGAATGGTAAGCTTTGACCGTTGGCAATCATTCGATATTCAGAATGAGCTAAAATCTGTGGGCATTAGAACCGAAACGGTATCAGTAGCAAAAAAGCATTATGAAGATATGGCAATGCTCATGTATGAAGAAAGACTAGCGATGCCAGCAATAGAATTATTGTTTGAAGAGCTAACAGAGTTAAAGATTATGAAAAACAATCGAGTAGACCATCCAAGGAAAAGCTCTAAGGACTTAGCAGATGCTGTTTGTGGAGCAATCTTTGGGGCAATTAGTCACACTGTAAAAGACAATAATTCCGAGGTAGAGATTCATACGTTCAGGGATAGGTCAAAGAGGACAGAAGATCTGCCCAAGAATGTGATACAATATAAGCCAATGCCAAAAGAAGTAGAAGAATATCTACAAGGGTATGACTTAATTTAACGCTCCTTTTATTAACAGTTTTTGTTTTTACAAAACTCTAAAGTAAAACTTTAAGGAGCGTTTTGTGTTTCTAAAAACACTATGCTATAATAGATTTCTATCCCACTCTCGAAAGGTAAAAAATATATGTCCGACTTCTTCTCCTTCAACCTACCAACAGATTTTGTTGAAAAATACAGCACTGTAGAGGCACCCTTTGGTTTCAGAGATGCGGGAGAAAACTCCATTGGAGAAATTACTTTTGCTAGAACCTATTCTCGCATCAAAGAAGATGGAACCAAAGAACGCTGGTATGAAGTTTGTAAGAGAGTTATCGAAGGGATGTATTCTGTCCAGAAGAATCATGCCAAGGACAACCGTCTTCCATGGAATGACTACAAGGCTCAGAAGTCTGCACAAGAAGCTTTTGACCGTATGTTCAATCTAAAGTGGACGCCACCAGGACGTGGTATGTGGACATTTGGAACACCACTTACAATGGAAAAACGTAACTCAGCTGCACTACAAAACTGTGCTGTTGTATCTACAAAAGACCTAGATAAGAATGATCCAGGAGCTTTGTTTGCTTGGGTAATGGATGCTCTTATGCTTGGCATTGGTGTTGGATTTGATACCCTTGGACAAGACAAGGCCTTGCCAATTCACGCACCCGTAGAGCCAAAGACAGTCTACGAAATCCCAGACACTCGTGAAGGTTGGGTAGAGGCAACAAGACTTCTTCTTAATTCATTCCTAAGACCAAATCAAAATGTGCAAGAGCTAGATTACTCACTTATCAGACCTTTGGGTGCACCAATCAAGGGCTTTGGGGGAACCGCCTCTGGACCAGCACCATTACAGCAACTTCACGAGCAGATTCGTAAGGTAATTGGTGGACGTGCTGGAGAGACGCTAGACTCAAGAGCTATTGTAGATATTATTAATCTAATTGGAACATGTGTTGTTTCTGGAAACGTTCGTCGTTCAGCTACTCTTGCTTTGGGTGTTGAGGGTGATGATGATTTCTTAAATCTAAAGAATGCAGAAGCTTTCCCAGAGCGTAACAGCTATGACCCAGATGCTCCAGGATGGGCATGGATGAGCAACAACTCTATCTCTGCTACTGTAGGAATGGATTACTCAAAGTATGTAGATCGCATTGTAGACAATGGTGAGCCAGGATTTATTTGGCTAGACGTTGCTCGTAACTACGGACGTTTGGCAGATCAGCCAGACGGTGCAGACTATCGTGTAGTAGGCTTTAATCCATGTGCAGAACAGCCACTAGAGTCTTATGAGCTCTGTACTCTGGTTGAGGTACACCTAAACCGTCACGAGTCTAAGGAAGACTTCCTACGCACTCTGAAGTTTGCTTACCTATATGGAAAGACTGTAACACTTCTTCCAACTCACTGGCAGCAGACTAACGGAATCATGCAACGTAACCGTCGCATTGGAACATCACTAACTGGAATTGCATCTTTTGCAGACGAGAAGGGTCTTCCAACTGTACGCAACTGGATGGACGAAGGGTATAACAAGATTCGTTTCTATGACAAAAAGTATTCTGAGTGGCTATGTGTTCGTGAGTCAATTCGTGTAACCACAGTAAAGCCATCTGGATCAGTATCTTTGCTATCAGGTGCAACACCTGGAGTTCACTGGGGTCCAGGAGGAGCATTCTACCTACGTGCAATTCGTTTTGGTAACACAGACCCAATGCTACATTTATTTAAAGCGGCAGGATATAAGTGCGAAGATGATGTAGTATCCGCAAATACTACAGTTGTATACTTCCCAATTAAGTCTGGACAAAAGCGTAGCGAAAAGCAGGTATCGCTATTTGAAAAGATGTCTCTTGCTGCAACCGCTCAGGAGTATTGGTCAGACAACGGTGTATCAGTAACCCTATCCTTCGACAAGGAAACAGAGAAGCAGCACGTAGCATCCGTTCTTAATATGTATGAGGGTAAGTTAAAGGCTGTATCATTCTTGCCAATGGGTAACACAGTATACCCACAGCAACCATACACAGAGATTACAGAAGATGAGTATGACTACTACATTGGACGTATTGCTAAGATTGATTTCTCTGCAATTTACGACGGTGTAGATAATTTAGAAGCACTTGGAGAATCATACTGCACAACAGACTACTGCGAGATTAAGATTCCAGACAAGAGAGCAAAGTAATGAAGCAGCTTCTACACTTTACAGCAACTTGGTGTCAGCCATGCAAACAAATGGAACCGCTAATTTTAAAATTTGTTTCAGAAAATCTAGATATTAATTATGACAAGATTGATGTAAGCGATGAGTTTGATCCAGCGGTTGAGTATGGTGTTAAAGGTATTCCAACTTTTATTGCACTGCTTGATGGTAAAGAAATTTCTAGACATACTGGTATTGCAACAGAAGAAAAGTTGCTTAATCTATTTAGCTAAAAAATAAAATGTTATAATAGTCTTGTTAGAACTAACCCCACTAACAAGGAGAAACAATTAAAAAAACCCTATATTTTGCAATAGCCGTAGCCATAATGTTTGTATCATTACTTTGGCCATCAACTGCTAAAGCATCTACAACCGCAGTGTGCGACACCTATCAAGTTAATGGTGGTGATCAGGCATTCTTGATGAACCTAAATACCCCACTAGAGTTTGGTGGCACGGTTTATGATGGTAACATTTATGTAAGTCCAAAAGGAACAGTTACTTTTGGTCAGGGTGACTATACTTTCTGGAGCTACCCAGCAACACCATCTATATCAATTGGTTCGTGGGACTACCACGCTTTTGCTAATGACGGAAGTTCTCAATGGGATCCAGGATGGGGTATTGGAAAAGATTTGTATGTTAGATATGGATCAACAGAAACTTCTATTTGTGTTGATTGGAAAGTAATGGTTTGGGGTCAATCTTCTGGAGACCCAATCTATATCAGAATGTTAGCACAAGTGGATCCAGTAAACTATACTTGGACTCCTACTTATCAGGTGAGCTCTAATGCACCAGCAGGAGCTAGATACGGTGTTCGCTATACTCATAATGGTCAGGTGTTTCCCTTAGAAATTCAAACAATAACTGAGCCACCAACACCAGAACCAACGATAGAGCCTACCCCAGAACCCACTCCAGAAGAGCCCACACCTAGCCCTACGCCTACACCACAGCCTTCCCCAGAAGAACCTACCCCAAGCCCTTCACCAACTCCAGAGCCGTCTCCAGAGCCCACGCCCGAACCTAGTCCAACTCCCTCTCCAGTCGAACCTGTTGAACCTGTCGTGCCACCAACCAACCCAGTAGACCCAACACCAGAACCTTCCCTGGAGCCTGAGCCAGTAGTCCCGCCAGAAATACAGCCAGAGGAACCAGAGCAAGCAGTAACGCCAATTGAAGAACCTGAAGAATCTGTAGAACCTTCACCTGAACCAACTCCTTCTATTATAGAACCAGAAGAAGAGTCTATCACATCTGCGGAAGAATTACCAGTAGATATTTCTTCAGAAGAACTTCTGAACATAGACCTAGATCAAATTGAAGCAACGGATCTTTCTGAGGCTCAGGTAGAAGCACTTGTTGAAGCAGCATTAGAAGTATTTGAAACAGCAGAGCCAGGTTCTGAAGAATATGAACAAGCTCTTGACGCCTTATTCCTAGCAGCTGAAGCAGATGATATTGTCTTAGATGAGGCTCTAGCAGCCATCCCACTTCTTGGAGACGTTCTTGGTGGAGCAACAGAACTTGTTAACTTTCTTGGAAATGCGGGGGCAGACATGAGTCCAGAAGTTAGAGAAGACTCAGAAAAAGTAGTAGTTACAGCAATTGTTGCAGTGCAAGCAGCACTATCAGCAGTTTCTATAAGCGGTATAGCAACAACAGTTAATTTAAGAAATGGAGCATAACATGAAATTCTTAACAGCATTAGCTAAGGACGTCATAGATCAAGCATGGACATTGCTTGGTATGGTCGTAGCTTGGCTTGTCCTTGAAGGTTCCGCTAAGGAACTTACAGGAAACCTCATATTAATAACCCTATTAGTATGGATAGTAACATTTCCAATCTTTCGTTATGAAAAGGAGGATAAATAATCATGGGAGGTAAAATGAAGCAACCAGCAGTAACGGGTGGTTTGGATACCATCATAAACATCTTTTGGAGAATTATAGCAGTATTTGCAGCATCAGGACTAACGGTCTTAGGTGCTGGAGCAGTCGTTGGTGTTGAGCTATGGGATGCTGTCTTTATGGCAGGTATTCTAGGCGTAGCCACAGTGATTGAAAAACTAGCTAGATCTTTCCTAGAAGATGGAAAGCTTACTATGTCAGAGATTAATGAAGCCTTTGCTAAGGTAGACAAAAACTCTAAGTAAGCAATAGTTGACAGTCCCCTCTGGGTAGTGTATAATGAAGATACACCATTTTAGAGGGGATTTTGTCATGACCTGTATAGCTGCCATTAAAGCCAATGGCAAAGT